TCGTAATTTGTTGCTTCATACTCTTTTTTCATGTCTCCTATTATATCACTTTTTCGCTATGAACACAAGCTCTCAGTTTCTACTTGACCACAAGTATGTCTATCGTGACCGTAAAAGCAAACTAAAGCCGTATATGCCTTATGTGGAAGACAGACTTTTTGAACTGAAAGAATTTACAAATACAAAAACAGGTTTTACGGATACGCAGACTTTCATTACACCGAAGGGTAAAGAAACTTTCAGGCTGTTCTTTCTCTAATAAAAAATCCCGCCATTTCTGACGGGATAAAATCAAGCGTGTGAGAGGGTATCGTTTTTGGTCAGCAAATAAACACAATACTGATTCATACTGATGCCCTCTTCTTTTGCATGAGTGGCTAAAGCGTGGTGAAGAGATTTTGGAATGCGAAGTTTAAACTGCCCTGAATAATCGTCAAGACTGACAGGTTCGGGAATGTCGATTCCCTCTTCCATTGCAGCAGTGATCCATTCTCTTTTTGCATCTTCTCCGTTGATGACCGCCTGTTCCAAAGTGTCGGCACAAGTCAGGCAGCCTGGCAATTCAGGAAAAGATACAACGTATCCGCCTTCCTCTGTATCCGGTACAATTTCCATTTTATACGGCAATTTCATATATGCATCAAGTGTTTTCATAGTGGTCACTCCTCTCCATTTTCAATCACTTCTTTGACCATCTGGACGTATACCTTTTTGATTGGTTCATGCTTGGGAATGGTGATCGGCATTTTGCCTGGTTTTCTGAATGTGTAATGGCTGCTGCCGCCTTTGGGCGAACACATAGTATAACCATAACTTTCAAGAACCTTTCGCAGTTCATCAAAACGCATATCCTTTGACAACGAAGTAATGCGTTCCAATAGCTTATCAAACTTAGACATAGGATTCCTCCTTACAAAGTATATTATACCACGACACCGCATATGGTGTCAAGAGGAAAAGAAAGGAAATTATTTTGTATACAATCGATATAGAAACAAGATCCGATAAAGACATCTCAAAATGCGGTGTCTACGCCTACACGGATACCCCATATTTTGAGATTTTGCTGTTTGCCTATTCAGTAGACGGACAACCTGTTCAGGTGGTTGATACGGCAAACGGCGAAAAAATTCCTAAAAATATTCTCTCAACACTTACTGACGAAAAAGTAATAAAGAGAGCCTTTAACGTGAATTTTGAAAGAGTGTGCCTGTCACGTTATCTTCAAAAGAATTATCCTCAGTACTTTCAGAGCTACAGCATTAGCGATGATACCGTGGGTAACTATCTGAATCCGGAAGGCTGGCAATGCACAATGATTCATAGCCGTACTCTGGGACTTCCTTCTTCACTCGCAGAGGTCGGCACGGTTATTGGAATCGAACAGCAGAAAATGACAGAGGGAAAGGCTCTCATCAAGTTCTTTTGTGTACCTTATGACACAATTGACGGTGTACCGCAATTTCATAATCCGAAAGATTATCCTGAGAAATGGGAGATCTTTAAAGCATACAACAAACGTGATGTAGAGGCTGAACTGGAAATTGACAGAAAACTGTCACGCTTTCCTGTCCCCGATTTTATCTGGCAGGAATTCTATCTGGATCAGGAAATCAACGACCGTGGGATTCTGGTCGATATGCAGCTTGCAGATAAGGCAATTAGCCTTGATGCAGAGGCAAAAGAAGAACTGACAGTTGAAATGAAAAGGCTGACAGGTGTAGAAAATCCGAATTCTGTATATCAGTTGCTGGATTGGCTTGAAACACAGGGTTACAAGTCGGATTCACTCGGCAAAACACAGGTGCAGGAACTCATCAAAACTGCAAAAGAACCTGTGAAATCCGTGCTTCAGATGCGTTTGCAGTTGTCAAAATCCTCTGTGAAAAAGTATACCGCTATGAAAAATACAGCTTGCAGCGATAATCGTGCAAGAGGGATGTTCAGCTTTTATGGAGCATCAAGAACGGGGCGTTTTTGCATTGCGGAAGGGACGCTTGTTCTCATCAAAAATGAAACAGGAAATATATATGAAAAACCAATAGAGAGTGTTTTACTTACTGATCTTGTTTTTGACGGTGAAATCTGGGTGCAACATGAGGGTGTTGTTTTCAGCGGTGAAAAAACAGTTATTGAATGGGATGGAATCATCGCCACACCGGAACATCAGGTCTTTATTAATGAACACACAAAAATTTCTCTCAGTGAAGCAAAGGAGATGAAGATACCTTTATGGAAAGGAAAAAATATATAATTTATCGTGCAATTGCTCCAGATAACAGATACTATGTCGGCTATACAAGTATGGGACTTTCCGAAAGATGGAGACATCATAAAAAGCGCGCAATAAATGGCGAAGCTTCAGAGCATCCATTTTACAATGCTATCAGATCCTTTGGTGCAGATAAATTTCGTGTAGAAGAAATATGCCATACTTTTGATCGCTTTAATGCTATGATACTTGAGGAACACTACATTTCTGAAACCCCTGCAAATCTTTCTATGAATTTATCATCCGGCGGAGTAAATGATGCATCAGAAGGCGGCAGAATCTTTTGGGAGCGGTTGAATGCTGACACGGAGGCAAAGGCTGCATTCATTAAAAAATTGTCAGATCGTAAAAAGCAGAATGATTGGACTGATTACGATAGTTTGCTTCTTAATAGTCAAAAATGGCGTCACGAACATCCAAAAGAAGCATATAGAATGTCTTATCGGGCAATCAGAATTGCTCGACGTCAAAATGGACAAGATCCACCTTGTTTTTTAAGAACAGATAACAGACCTTTGAAAGAACGATTGATAAGCAAATATAGACAACACGAAAAAAGGAGTACAGCTGTGAAACTTGTTTGGCAAGAAAGAAGTGAAGAAGAAAAAGCTGTTATTGCTGAAAAGATTTCAAAAGCACAAAGACATCACTTTTCCACTCTTTCAGAAGAAGAAAAACGCAAGGCAACGGAAAAAGCAAGAGCATCTATAGATAGAAAAAAGCAAGGTACAGCCGCAAGTAAAGGAATAAAAGCATGGTGGGCAAAATTGAAAAGTAACCCGGATGCATATAAAGCATATATCGAAGCAAGAACAAAAACACTTCTCAAGAACAGGAGTAAACATAATGAAAACATATGATATTTTAAATGCCGGACCGAAAAATCGATTTATGGCAAACGGAAGAATCGTATCAAACTCCGGACGCAACATACAATTGCAGAATCTTCCCCAGAATCATATTCCAGATTTATCAGAAGCACGAGAACTTGTAAAGTGTTGTTCTTTTGAAGATGTGCAGATGCTGTATGATGATGTGCCGGATACGCTCTCTCAGCTGATCAGAACTGCTTTTATTCCAAGGCAGGGTATGAAGTTTATCGTTGCGGACTTCTCCGCCATTGAAGCAAGAGTGATCGCCTGGCTTGCAGGTGAAGAATGGCGAATGAAGGCGTTTGCAAACGGTGAGGACATCTACTGTGCTTCTGCTTCAAAAATGTTCGGTGTGCCTGTTGTCAAACACGGCGAAAACGGGCATTTAAGGCAGAAAGGCAAGGTTGCGGAACTTGCCTGCATTGCAGAGGGACAGCTTGTTCTTACGAATCACGGACTTATTCCGATAGAAAAAATCTCTGTTTGGGATAAGGTTTGGGACGGTATTAAGTGGATATCACACGAAGGCGTCATATGCAGAGGTGAACGCAGAGTTATCACCTATGATGGACTTACAGCAACACCCGACCATCTTGTTTGGATTGATGGAAGAATAACACCTGTTCCTTTTGGAATTGCTGCTGTAAGCGGTTCTCAGCTTGTAAAAACAGGAGACGGGGTCAAAACTCAGCCATATTCCTGGACAGATCACGTTTTTAAATGCGAAGAAATATCTGCTGATCCCATTATTGTGAAAGGTACTTCTCGTGTCTACGATCTGAAAAATGCCGGAAGGAATCATCGCTTTACTGTATCTGGAAAGCTCGTCCACAACTGCGGTTATGGTGGCTCAGTCGGAGCAATGAAAGCAATGGGAGCGGATTCTCTCGGTTTGTCTGATGCGGAACTAAAGCAAATTGTAACCGACTGGCGTGAGGCTTCTCCGCATATTACAGAACTTTGGTGGGCGGTAGACAGAGCCGTCAAAAAGGCAATAAAGGAAAAAACAACTACAGAAACCCACAGACTTAAATTCTCATATGAATCAGGTTTTCTGTTTATTGAACTTCCAAGCGGCAGACGCCTTGCCTACGCAAAGCCTCGCATTGGAGAGAATCAGTTTGGTGGCGAATCTGTCACCTACATGGGTATTAACGCTCAGAAGAAGTGGGACAGGCTTGAAAGCTACGGGCCAAAGTTTGTTGAGAACTGCACACAAGGAATTGCAAGAGATCTGCTGATGTATTCCATGCAGACACTCTCCCACTGCCTCATTGTCGCTCATGTACACGATGAAATGATTATTGAAGCACCAAAGGATATGTCACTTGAAGAAGTTTGTCAGCAGATGGCAAGAACACCAAAATGGTCAGAAGGTTTGATTCTTCGTGCTGACGGTTACGAATGCGAATTTTACAAGAAAGATTAGGAGGAAAACAATGGCAAGCATATACAACAGTGAAAGATACTACAGTCCAACAGAATATGAGGCATTTAGCAGAATCGAACGTGAGGAAAGAGCGGCGGCGAAGGCTGCCGCCTTCCGACCAATCGTCTATATCTGCTCACCGTATTCTCACGGCTGTATCAATACCAATATTGAAAATGCACGGAAATACAGCCGTTTTGCTGTGGACAAGCATTATCTTCCGATCACCCCACACATCTATTTTACACAGTTTATGGACGACACGGTTTCTGAAGAGCATGAAACTGCAATCTTTATGAATTTTGTGCTGATGAGCAAGTGTGTGGAGTTGTGGGTGTTCGGAGATACGATTTCCGCAGGCATGAAAGCTGAAATTGAACGTGCGGAAAGAAAACATATGAAGATCCGATATTTTACTGAAGAACTGGAGGAAAAGAAATGAAATTTACCATTTACACAGCAAATTGCACAGGCAATGAAAAAAATACCCTGTATCCAAACCAGAGGGTCATTACCTGTGAGGGAGACCTCAAGAAATCTATTGCCGCTGACCATGTATGTGCAAAGTACAAAAACAACCACCGTTGCAATACAAATTTTATTGTATCTGATGTTATCCCGATGGACTGCGACAATGACCACAGCGAAAATCCTGATGAATGGATTACGCCTGAATTTTTAGCGGATAACCTTTGTGATGTTGCATTTGCGGTTACATACAGCCGTCATCATATGCTGGTGAAAGGGAATAAATCCGCAAGATCACGTTTTCATGTATATTTTCCGACAGCACCTTGCAACAATGAAACGGTGTATAAAAGCACTAAGGAAAAAATTCAAAAAGAGCTCAGCTTTTTTGATGCGGGTGCTCTTGGTGCTTCACGCTTTCTGTTTGGTTTTCCAAGTGATGTATTTTGGCACGAAGGAAGTTTATCCATTGAGGACTGGCTCACACTGATGCAGTCGAACCGCAACATTCCGCAGGGACAGCGTAACAGCACCCTCTCACGTTTCGCAGGAAAGCTTGTCAAGCGTTTTGGTGTGAATGAGGAAAGTTATCAGAAGTTTCTGGAAAAGGCAGCAGAATGTGATCCACCACTCTCTGATGAAGAATTACAGACCATCTGGCACAGTGCCTGCAAATTTGGAAAGAAAGTAGCCTCTCAGGACGGATATATTTCTCCGGAAGAATACGGCAAACAGTCCCTTATCCCCGATGATTTTTCCGATGTCGGAGAGGCAAGAACCTTTGTGGATTGCTTTTCTGATGAGGTTGCATTTACCATTGCAACAGATTATTTACGTTACAACGGAACCTACTGGGAGGAATCAGAACACGCAGTCACCCTTGCCATGATCGAACATACTGACATTCAGCTGGCAGAGGCAGAAAAGCTGGTAGAAGCATCTCTTTTGAAACTGGAGAGCCTTGGTGTTCCAAGAGATCTTGCGATCAACGGCGGGAAAAAGTTCCGAGATGGTCTTGTGGGAAAACAGGCAGATGCCTATAAGGAATATCAGTATTATGCCGCATTTAAGGCATTTGTGATGAAATATCGTCATATCCGCAATATGACAAACGCTCTGAATGCCGCAAAACCGCTTGTTCTTCATACTCCCGAAGCCCTCGACAGCGACCCGATGCTCCTGAATACACCAGGTGGAACGTATTATTTGCCGGAAGGATTAAACGGCTGGAAACCGACTGACCCTGCTGACCTCTTAACGAAAGTGACAGCGGTTGTTCCAAGTGATGCCGGTAAGGAATTGTGGGAGGATGCGTTGCAGTTGTTCTTCTGCGGTGACCAGAGTCTGATTGACTATGTGCAGATGATCTGCGGGCTTTGCATTGTGGGCAAGGTGTATATGGAAGCGATGATCATTGCATATGGTGACGGACGAAACGGAAAATCAACGTTCTGGAATGTCATTTACAAGGTTTTAGGCAGTTACAGCGGTAACATTTCAGCGGATGCACTGACCGTCAATTGCAAGCGTAATGTCAAGCCTGAAATGGCAGAACTGAAAGGAAAAAGAATGATCATTGCGGCAGAATTGCAGGAAGGAATGCGGCTGAATACCAGTGTGGTAAAACAGCTTTGTTCCACAGACCCGATCTTTGCCGAAAAGAAATTCAAAGCACCATTCAACTTTGAACCCAGTCATACACTTGTGCTGTATACCAACCATCTTCCAAAGGTCGGTGCATCAGATGACGGAACGTGGAGAAGATTGATCGTCATTCCGTTTCATGCAAAAATTCAGGGTTCTAAGGACATTAAGAACTATACGCAGCACTTGGTCGATCAGGCAGGCGGTGCGGTGCTTTCCTGGCTGATCGAAGGTGCAAGAAAGGTCATCAAGGCAAATTATCAGATCACCAGACCGCAGTGCGTTTTAGATGCGATTGGCTCTTATCGTGAGGGAAATGACTGGCTTGGAAACTTCATCAATGAATGCTGTGAGGTGGATAAAAGCTATCAGGCAAAGTCCGGTGACCTCTATAACCGATACAGAGAATACTGCAATGAGAACGGAGAATACACCAGAAGTACCTCTGATTTTTATGCAGCTTTGGAACAGGCGGGATACAAGAGAAAGAAAATGCATAGCGGAAATTTCATCATTGGATTAAGTATAATTTCTGATTTTCTTGACTAAAAGTATGAAATCGACTTCCGATTCAGAAGTCCTAAAAAGCCCTAAATATCGGGATTGCGGAAGTCATCGGAACTCATATACAGACTTTACGCAGGCGAGAAAAAAGTATAATTTTCTCTCTATAGAAAGGTTTGTAAATGACTTCCGTAGACCTCCGCACCCCTAAAAATACAGGAGGAAAATCCATGTGGATCAAAAAAGAAAATATTATGTTCAATCTCAATCATTACGATGCTGTTTTACAAGACAGCTTCAGACCTGAAATTCTTTTTCTCTACGCAAATGATAGAAAGACCCCTGTCGCAATATTTGATGCAGAACAGGTAAGGAGAATAATTGAAGAAATAGCTGAGGCTATGAAAAACGGTGAAAGCGTGTATGTACTGCCATGCGAGAATCATTTATTGAAGAAAAACTCACAAAGGCAGTAAAGCAAAATGGCGGAGTCTGCTGGAAGTTCACGTCTCCCGGAACAGCAGGTGTTCCCGACCGCATCGTATTGATGCCAAAAGGACACATTGCCTTTGTGGAGGTAAAAGCACCTGGAGAAAAGCCGAGAAAATTGCAGCTTTCAAGACATCAACTTCTGAGGCGGTTAGGCTTTCAGGTTTACGTCCTTGATGCCTTAGAGGACATCGATAAAATCATAAAAGAGGTGATGAGTAATGAAGCTTCATGATTATCAGGAATATGCAGTCAAGTTCATAGAGGAACATAAAATTGCAGCTCTTTTCCTTGACATGGGCTTAGGTTGACAAAACCATAACAACACTTACAGCTATCAACAATCTGATCTATGATCTGTTTGAGGTCAGAAAAGTTCTGATTATTGCACCGCTGAGAGTAGCAAGAGATACATGGTCGGCAGAAGTGCAAAAATGGGATCATCTGAAACACCTGAGATACAGCGTGGCAGTTGGAACAGCAGAAGAACGAATGTCAGCACTTGCTGAAGACGCTGACATCTACATCATCAATCGTGAAAATGTGGACTGGCTTGTCAGCAATACAAAATTTGATTACGACATGATCGTAATTGATGAACTAAGTTCGTTTAAGAATCATCAAAGCAAACGATTCAAGGCATTGATGAAAGTCAGACCAAAAGTGAAAAGAATTGTAGGTTTAACAGGAACTCCTGCAAGCAATGGACTTATGGATTTATTCGCTGAGTTCAAATTGCTGGATATGGGCGAAAGATTGGGAAGATTTATCGGGCAGTACCGAAACGAATACTTCAAACCGGACAAGCAGAACGGCTATATCGTGTATTCCTACAAACCTCTTCCCGATGCGAAAGAACGAATATACGATAAGATTTCTGACATTACCGTTTCCATGAAAGCGGTTGACCACCTCAAAATGCCGGAACTGGTTTCTGCGGAATATACCGTAAAGATGTCGGATACCGAAAAAGAAAAGTATAAAGAACTGAAAGATGAATTGATTCTTGAGGTTCAGGATACTGAAATCACCGCAGCGAATGCAGCGTCTTTAAGCAATAAGCTGTGTCAGATGTCAAACGGTGCAATTTATGATGATAGTGGAGAGATAATCCCGATACATAGTCGAAAACTTGATGCATTAGAGGATATTATTGAATCTGCAAATGGTAAACCTGTTCTGGTGGCTTACTGGTTCAAGCATGACAGAACAAGAATTACAGAAAGGCTTGGGAAACTTGGAATTGTCTATCAGGAAATCAAGTCGGCACAAAGCATCAAAAACTGGAACAGCGGAAAGCTGCAGGTGGCATTAATTCACCCTGCATCTGCCGGACACGGTTTGAACTTACAGGCAGGAGGAAACTTCTTAGTGTGGTTTGGACTGACCTGGAGTCTGGAACTTTATCAGCAGACCAACGCAAGATTATGGCGACAGGGACAACAATCTGAAACTGTGGTGATACAGCATATCGTCACCAAAGGCACAGTAGATGAGAAAATCCTGAAAGCATTAAAATCAAAGGACGAAACGCAGACAGCCCTGATGTCAGCAGTCAGGGCGGAATTGGAGGAGCAATGAATGATGGCTACAAAGAATTAGCGGCAGCAATTGTAGAACGTGCGGTTATTGATTATAAAACAGCTTTAAAAAATCAAGATAATTCAGTTATATACAGCCTTGAACGATTCTTTCGTTCAGCTTGGTTTGAGGTGCTGTCGGAATGTGATGGCGAGGTACTTATGCAAATGGTAAGGAGGAGCGTTTCATGAGAGAATTCTTTGAGAATATGGTTTCGCAGGAAAAGAAAGTCAGAATGATGCAGGAAGAATATCATCGCATAAAACAATCTCTTGATATTTCAGGAATCCGCTATGAAAATACAGGTACAACATCTGGAAGCAAGAAAACTGACGGAATGGCAGAAGTAATTGCAGAAATGGTTGATTTTGAAAATGAAATGAAACAGGAAGAATCCAAATTAGCTGTAATGCGATTGAAAGCTACTGTGGCAATCAGCAAGTTAACTGATGATAATGAACGAGAAGTTCTACGTCGTTGGTATCTGTTACAGCAAGCAGAGGAAAAAATCAGACACGATATGGGATATAGTCAAAGCATGGTATACGAATTCCGTAAGCGTGGATTTAAGCACCTTGAAACTTCGGAATAAATCGGAAAAAATCGGAATCAAAAAGCATTGACATTCTTGATAAAATATGTTATCATATATACTGGAAAAATAAGATAACGAACAAGCCATGGCAGAGAAATCTGCTGTGGCTATTTTTATGTCCTGACGGAGGTACAGTATGAAAGCAAGAGAATATCTAAGAACAATTCAGAAACTTGAAAGTGAAACCAAGGAATGTTATGGACAGGCAGAATACCTGAAGAACGCCATTAACAACCTCTCAAATCAGAATGCCATTGAAACCGTTGAGGAACTTATCGTTGATTTTATGGACGAGGCAGCTGATTATGCAATTCATCGTGTTCATCTGATAAATGAACTTTTAAATGTTGATGACCCAATGCAGTATATGCTTCTCCATTACCGCTACTGCCTCGGTTACAGCTGGCATAAGATCGCTTACAAGCTTAAAGTAAGCGTTGGCTTTGTGAAGAATCTTCACGGTAAGGCGTTGAAGTCACTTGACAAATATCTTGAGGAATGTTGCAATGCCGAAGAAATGTAAGCACCCTTGCAGTTATCCAGGCTGTCCGAACCTTACCGACAGCAGATATTGTGAGATGCATAAACAGCCTGACAGACCATCAGCTGCAAAGCGTGGTTACAACAGAAAGTGGCGTAGGCTTAGCAAACAGTATCTCCGTAAACACCCGATGTGTGTGCATTGCCTACAGCAAGGCAGATATGTTCCTGCAACGGTAGTCGACCATATCATTCCGCACCGAGGCAACCCAACCTTGATGTGGGACGAATCCAACTGGCAAGCCTTATGTAAGCCGTGCCACGATAAAAAGACAGGCAATGAGGACAGCAGACCTGTTTACTCCTATTAGTTTCAAGTTTCTCCTAAAACCACTGTACTTTTAGGAGAAAGCAGCCCCTGGGGGTCAAACAATCCCTAAAAATGGACAAAACACAGACCGGCGCCCCCTCTCACGCACAAAATTCAATATTCAAACACCCGATTGCCCCCTTGAATATTAAAACATTAGAAAATACCAATAAAACCTGCTTTTGCTGACTTTTAAGTCAGCATTTTTTATGCCCAATTTTACAATTTTTGTTTGAATTTCTTTGATTTTTCGGAGGTGATGACATCATGGCGAAAGACGGTACAAACCGAGGCGGTGCAAGACCTGGGGCGGGCAGACCGAGAAAGGCTCTGACTGAGAAAATTGCTGAGGGAAAAACTGCGGAAGTCATGATGCAGCCGACGGATATGGAATCCACTGAAACACCGCCTGTTCGTGAATTTATGCAGGAACTACAGCGTGACGGTACAAAACTTCTCGCAGATGATGTGTACACCGAAACCTACCAATGGCTGAAAGAACGCTCCTGTGAAAAAATCGTCAGCCGCCAGCTGGTAGAACAATATGCCATGAGCATTTCCCGTTGGATTCACTGCGAGCAGATTGTCACAAAATATGGATACATTTCAAAGCATCCCACAACGGGTGCGGCAATCGCCTCTCCCTATGTAGCGATGTCACAGAACTACATGAAACAGGCAAATCAGATCTGGAATCAGATTTTTCAGATCGTGAGGGAAAATTGTTCTGTGGAATTTCAGGGAAATCCGCAGGAAGATATGATGGAAAAGCTGCTCCGCAGCAGAAAGTGAGTATTTATGAAAGCAGATGTTCAATTCTGGAGAGCCTTAAAACAGCAGCGAAACAATATGACCAAACAGCAATATAGAACTATCAAGGGACAAGCCGTAAAAGGCAATATCGATGCTGCCCGAAAAGGAATGCTCAGAATCCAGCAGAGGAGGATTTACCGATGACCACAACTACAGAATTTCAGCTTGTTGACATCAACAAGTTAGTGCCATATGCCAACAATGCCAGAACCCACAACAAGGAACAGATCCTGAAACTTCGCTCTTCTCTGCGTGAGTTTGGGTTTGTGAATCCTGTCATTATCGACCGGGAATACAATGTGCTGGCTGGTCACGGCAGAATCGAAGCGGCAAAGGCAGAAAATATTTCAGAAGTGCCATGTATATTTGCCGATCACCTGACCGAAGCGCAGAAGAAGGCATATATTCTTGCTGATAACAGAATGGCATTAGATGCCGGCTGGGACGAAGAACTCCTTGCTGTGGAAATGGAAGAATTGCAGAATCTCGGTTTTGACCTTGGTTTGACCGGATTCGATGAAAAAGAAATCGCTGACCTCTTTGCAATTGACAGCGATGAAGCGAAAGAAGATAATTTCGATGTAGATGCAGAACTGGAAAAGCCCTGCAAATCCAAAACCGGCGATATCTGGCATCTTGGAAAACATACAGTCATCTGCGGAGATTCCACTTTGCCTGAAACCTATACAGCACTTCTGGGAGATACAAAAGTCAATCTGGTCTGTACCGATCCGCCGTATCTTGTCAATCTGGAAAGTACATCCGGCAAAATCAAAAACGATGACCTTGACGATGAAAAGGGCTATGAATTTCTGAAATCCGCATTTGAGAGATTCAAAGAATCCATGGCAAAAGATGCAAGCATCTACGTGTTTTACGCGACGTCAAAGGCTCGTGTATTTCATGATGCATATGAAGATGCAGGATTTAAGGTGGGTGCAGGACTTGTCTGGAAGAAAGACCGCCTTGTTCTCACCCGCACCGACTGGAAATACATTCATGAACCGATCATCTGGGGTTGGCGTAAGGACGGCAAGCATATCTGGTATGGTGACCAGAAACAGAAAACCGTATTTGAATTTGACCGTATCAAAAATTCAAAAGAAGACGGCTGCGGACACCCTTCAAGTAAACCTGTCCCATTGATCGCCTACCTGATTTCACAATGTACACAAACAAACGGCATGGTGCTTGACGGATTTCTGGGCAGTGCATCTACCCTGATCGCCTGTGAGCAATTAAACCGTGTATGCTTTGGTGTTGAACTGGAACCAAAGTTCGTTGATGTTGCGGTGGAAAGATACATTAAACTCCATGAGGGCAGGTCTGATGATGTGTATCTGATGCGTAACGGCGAAAGGATCGAATACAAGGATGTGGAGGTGTCAGATGAATAAACCTCTCACCCTTGGCAGCTTGTTTGATGGTTCGGGAACATTTCCTGTTGCAGGAATGCTCTCCGGTATTGTGCCTGTCTGGAAATCGGAGATAGAGCCATTTCCGATAGCTGTCACAGAAATGCGGCTGCCGTTTGTAAAGCATCTGGGCGATATCAACTGTATCAACGGTGCTGAAATAGAGCCTGTGGATATTATCACTTTTGGCTCGCCCTGCACCGATCTTAGTGTCGCAGGCAAACGTCAAGGCTTGAATGCCGCACGTTCCGGACTATTCTTTCAGGCAGTCAGAATTATCAAGGAAATGAGGTGTGCAACCAATGGTAAATACCCGAGATTCGCAGTGTGGGAAAACGTCACCGGAGCCCTATCCTCCAACAAAGGAGAGGACTTCCGATGCGTCCTTGAAGAACTCTGCAAAATCAAAATCTCAGACATATCTGTCCCTAAACCTGAAAAGTGGACAAAGGCGGGAGAAATCCTGGCAGACGGTTTCTCTCTCGCATACAGGACAGTCGATGCTCAGTACTGGGGTGTACCCCAGAGAAGAATGCGTATCTACCTTGTCGCAGATTTTGATGGTGAATGTGCCTCAAAAATATTATTTGAGTCCGAAAGCCTGTCTGGGTATTCTCCGCAGAGCTTCTGTTCGTGGAAAGAAACTGCCGGAAGTTTTGGAACTTGCTCTGAAGAAACAAGCACAGGGTTAGTTTTTTCAAATCACGGGCAAGATACACGATTTAAGGGTCCTGTTGAAGTAGCAGAAACAGTTTCAGCTACATATGGAACGGGCGGAAATAACCAGCCGTTTGTGGTGGAATCTGCATTTGTTCCCAAAGCACTGAAAATTCGCTGTGGAGGCGGAAACGGCGGTAAGGGTGCATTGATACAAGAAAACAAATCTGCAACTCTTTCTTGCAATAACGATCAGACACTTTTTGTTCCGAAAGCATACGGCATATGTGGAAAATACAGCAATTCCATGCTTTCCAACAATCCCAACAGCGGATTTTATGAAGCAGATACTGCAAGAACGATTGATACAAGCAATCAGTCTCCATGCAAAAATCAGGGTGGAATTGTTGTCGTTGAAGGTAATGGAAGCCGACCATCACATCACGGAAACGGGTATAAAGAATCGGAAACAATGTACACACTCAATTGTACCGAAAATCATGCTGTTGCCTATGGAATCGGCAGACCTGCCATGAATCAGGGATACAACGCAAGATTCAGTTTTCAGATCGAAGAAGAAACCTCACCTACACTTGTTGCATCGGGTGCAGGCGGAATTGCTCACCCGGTCTATTCCACAAGCAAAAATTCACATCATACTGTTGCTGAAAAAGAAAAAGCAAATACACTTGTGGCATCAGATTACAAAGATCCGCCGCTGGTCAACGCTCCGGAATATATCGTGCGAAGATTGACACCGCAGGAATGTGCGTTGCTGCAGGGTATGCCGACTTGGTGGTGCGATGATATCGGCATTGAAAATCCAACGGAAGAACAAATTTGTTGGTGGCAGAATGTCTTTGAAACTTACAACAAAGCTGTCGAGAAAACCTGTAAACCCAAAAGCCGAAAGCAACTTGAAAAATGGCTGGAAGATCCGTATTCCGATAGTGCCGCCTATAAAATGTGGGGAAATGGTATATTTTTAGGGAATGCGTGGTTTGTGCTGTCTGGGATAGCGTATTATGCACAGAACACAGCCTGAAAGTTTGTCATATGTCACACTTGATATCTGTGAGGAAACGAGTTATCATGTGTACTACCGAAAAGGAGGTCAAACATATGACGATTGAATTTCATCTCACAGGAGAAAAACGAAAAGCACTGGTAAAAGCCATCAGCGAGATTTTAGAAATTCCTGCCGAATATCAGTATATGCCGACTTGTGCTTATAAGATCGGGGAATGTTACACCGTCACCAAAGAGGGCAACCTTGAAATCAGCGATTCTGCTGACAGCAAGGAAACTGAACATCTCATGGAAGAACTAAAAAAATGTGGATATGATGTTCCGGACACAGCAGAACCGGAATCCACAAAATTGACGGTTCAGATGCCGGCGGATTTTTTCGATGAACATACGCTTGGCAATCTCCGACAGATCTGCGAAAACAAGGCTGCCCTTTTTCAGGCAGCTTTTCAGACGGATTCATTGGACATCATTTCATCTGATGAAAAGGTGGAATTTCCATGGTTCACAGTCAGACAGGACGGTGATGCAGATGCCTACTGCACCTTCATTTCCATGCTTTGCGAAGTTGCCAAGAACCAGAGCCGCATCAACCGCAAGCCGGATACTTCTGATAATCCGAAATACACCATGCGTTGTTTCTTGATTCGTCTGGGAATGGTGGGGGCAGAATTCAAGACGGCAAGAAAGGTCATTCTTCGCAATCTCACAGGCAATTCCGCATTTAGAAAGGTTGGTGATTTAGATGAAGTTTCCGAATAAAGGTTATCTGGAACAACTCCGAAAACAGTATCCAAAGGGGACAAAGCTCCAGATGATCACCATGCGGAATGAAAAATATCCCATTCCTCCAGGGACTGTTGGTGAGGTAACACATATCGATGATATGGGGTCAATTCATATGAAATGGGAAAATGGTTCTTTCCTTGCGATCATTCCGGAAGTGGATTCTTTCAGAGTGGCGGGGGCTGAAAATTAAGACAGAACCTATTCCATCGTACTGTATGTTACCATAGAAATTCAAGTTAATCAAGACTGTATATTACACAATCTTTTGGCGAATATACAGTCTGTTTTTCTGTTGATTTAGCGGGTTGCATTATACTTCGTAATGCGGTAATATGTGATACAACAAAAGGGAAACACCTTAAAAAATACCGAAATTACGGAGGAAAATACCATGAACGCAAAAACAGAAAAACAGATCGAAAACCTGAAAAACCAGACCATCGGCGTAGAAATCGAAATGAACCACATCACCAGAGAACGAGCTGCAAAACTTGCCGCAGACTTTTTCGGAACAGGCAGATACGAAAACACAGCAAGAAGAAACGGCTACTGCACCTGGTCAGCATGGGATGCACAGGGCAGAGAATGGAAATTTCAGAGAGACGTAAGCATCAGCGGAACAGACAGCGAAAAATGCGAACTGGTCACACCGATTTTGAAATACGAGGACATCGAACCCCTGCAGGAACTGGTGAGAATCCTCAGAAAAGCCGGAGCAATCAGCCACGCAGGGATTGGGGCAGGGGTTCACATCCACATCGGAGCAAACGGACATACCCCACAGACCCTCAGAAATCTTGCCAACCTGATGGCAAGCCACGAACAGCTGATCGCAGATGCCCTGAAAATCGACAGCGGCAGAATGAACCGATACTGCAGAACGGTAAACCCAAAGTTCATTGAACAGCTGAATCAGAAAAAACCGAGAACCATGGCTCAGCTTGCCGACATCTGGTACAGAGCAAACGGTGCGGATTACGGAAGAAATCAACACTACAATGACAGCCGATACCATATGCTGAACTTTCACGCAACCTTTACCAAAGGCACAGTTGAATTCAGATGCTTTAACTTTGACAAACCTGCAAACGGAAAGAAAAACGGACTTCACGCAGGACAGCTGAAAAGCTACATTCAGCTTTGCCTTGCACTTTCCGAAATGGCGAAAGAACTGAAAACAGCAAGTCCGAAACCACAGCAAACGGAAAATCCGAAATTCGCAATGCGAACATGGCTGATTCGATTGGGAATGGTTGGCGAGGAGTTTTCCACAGCGAGAAGTTTTCTGACCAAGAACCTTTCAGGAGATGCTGCTTTCCGATTCGGCAGAGCCTGAAAAGGCTCTCCACAGGCAACGGACGGCAACACAGCCGCCCACGTTGCTTTTGTGGGATCGGTTCCCCACCATACAAACCCGACCACACAAGCCCACACAGCCCCTGATTTTGCAAAGTGTAATCTGAACAAATTTCACATCGTATATTTTGTAGTTTTAGCGGGTTGCATTTTTCCTTTGAAAGAGTTAATATGTGACTACCGCAAAGCGGAATTTACAAAAAGGAGATTTGAGATGAAAAAATATTACCTTGCTTACGGTTCAAACCTCAATGTTCATCAGATGAAGTACCGCTGCCCCACAGCAAGAATTGTGGGAACGGCTGTCATCAGAGATTACGAACTTCTCTACAAGGGCAGCAAAACAGGCTCTTACCTTACCATTGAAAAGAAAGAGGGCGGTGTTGTTCCGGTTGCAGTCTGGGAAGTGACCGCCGCCGATGAACACAGCCTTGATGCATATGAGGGCTGCCCGAATTTCTACTACAAGAAAAATATGGCTGTTGCCCTTGATGAAACCGGTATCAAAATCGATGCCTTCGTTTACATCATGCACGAGGAACGTAAACTGGGAATTCCCACTTTTGCCTATGTACGTACCTGTGTAGACGGATACCGCCGATTCGGCTTTGACCTGAAATATCTGCGGAAAGCCATGGACATCAGTGAACGAGAGGTGTACCACCATGAAAACTGAAATGGAAGAAAGAGGCTGTCCGAAGTGCGGACGCACCTATACAGAATATCCTGCACTTTCCAGAACCGATAACAAAACGCTGATCTGCCCTGATTGTTCGACAAAAGAAGCTCTCGAAAGCATCGGAATTTCCAAGGAAGAACAGGAAAAAATCATCAGTATCATTCATCACAGCCACCTGAACTAAAACAACAGAGCCGTGGGGCAGAACCAACTGCCCCGCCGATGGCTCAGGAAGGAAATTCCATGAAAATATTGATCGTTGAACCCGGAAAACACCCAAGAGAAGCCGAAATTGACGGAAGTCTAAAATCCATGCAGAAAACAGTCGGCGGATATTTGCAGTCGATATACCCTTTTGAAGATGAGGTCGCACTTGTTTGCGATGATGAATCAAAATTGAAATCTGATACTCAATGGAACAGAATGCTCCCTGAAACAGGCGACATCATCAAAGGCACATTTTTCATTGCCGGACTTGGTGCAGAAGATTTCACAGATCTTTCTGCTGAACTTATGGAAAAGTACAAACAGCGATTTTGGAGCATTGAACTTTTCATTCCCACACCAAACGGTCTGATGCCAATTGTAATCAGAGACTGACAGCCCGCACGTTCGCCTGTAACGGCAAGTAAAAGCGATTTCGAATACCTTTCCGATTTGAAAAGCAACGCCACAAACGGCAACGTGGCGGCTGCTTTTTTGCTGTCATAATCTACACAATACAGGTGCGGTTTTCAGGCTGTATATTCTGGTAGTTTAGCGGGTTGCTATCCTCCCAAGAGTATGGTAATATACAGTTACCGAAAGGGAAAACAACCAAAAAACCACGAAAAACGGAGGAAAACACAATGGTATCATACGGAATGGCAAAGGCAAGAGCAATGGCAAACAGAGCAGACTGGAACGAAAGAACGGAAATCACAAAGGCAGTTATCACCTGGGTGGACGATGAATACGAATACGACCTGGAGATCGAAAACGAGTACAGAATGGACGATGCGGAATTCACCGACTGGGTTGAGGAAAATGCAGAAAGCCTTGCAAAGGCAGATGCAGAAGAAAACGGAACAACCTTTGAGGGAATCGACAGGATCGACTTCAAAGAGGACTACATTGATGACGATGCCCTTTTTGATGAGGCATACGAAAATGCCTGCGAATTTGAATGGGAAAGCATGACGGGAAGATAAATTTCCCTTTCAAACCCACAAACCGCAGCCTTGGAAACAAGGCTGTGTGGCTCGTACCGAAGAAATATAGTACACAAAATAACCCTGCGATGTTTGTGCAGTATATTTTTCAGTTATGACTTGATATACTTGAAATTGTATGGTAACATGGTTACAATGGGAATGGAATCTCGATTACAAAACAGCCCAATGAAGGCATTAAAATAAATGATACAGACTTGCTTTTGGCAGGTCTTTTTTGTTGGGGGTGAAAACAATGGCAAGATTTAAACCAACACGCTTTATGGCGGAAGATTCCAAGTACAATAAAAAGGCGGCAGATTATGCTGTTTCCTTTATCGAATGCCTTAGTCATACCAAAGGCACGTGGGCAGGAAAGAAATTTGAACTTCTGGGCTGGCAGGAACAGATAATCCGTGACCTGTTTGGGGTTCTGAAACCAAATGGTTATCGGCAATTCAACACTGCCTACATTGAAATTCCGAAAAAAATGGCAAGAGTGAGCTTGCAGCTGCCGTCGCTCTGCTATTAACTTGTGGTGACGGAGAACAGCGAGCGGAGGTCTATGGTTGTGCCGCAGACCGACAGCAAGCCTCGATTGTTTTTGACGTTGCCGCAGATATGGTTCGTATGTGTCCGGCTTTGATGAAAAGAGTCCGGATACTTACTGCACAAAAAAGAATTGTATACACACCAACAAACAGCTTTTATCAGGTACTTTCCGCTGAAGCTTATTCCAAACATGGCTTCAACATCCATGGGGTCGTGTTCGATGAACTTCACACGCAACCCAATCGGAAATTGTTCGATGTTATGACCAAAGGTTCCGGTGATGCAAGAATGCAGCCTTTGTATTTCCTGATTACCACTGCCGGAACTGACACCAATAGCATCTGCTATGAGGTGCATCAAAAGGCAAAGGACATTTTAGAAGGCAGAAAGCACGATCCGACTTTCTATCCGGTTATCTATGGTGCAGATGAATCGGAAGACTGGACAGACCCGAAGGTCTGGAAAAAAGCAAACCCAAGCCTTGATAAAACTATCGGTATGGATAAGGTGGTGGCTGCGTGTAATTCAGCAAAGGAAACTCCGGGAGAAGAAAATGCTTTCCGACAGTTACGTTTGAATCAGTGGGTAAAACAAGCTGTCCGCTGGATGCCGATGGAGAAATGGGATAAATGCAAGATTGCTTTTGACGAAGATGAACTTGCAGGTCGTATTTGTTATGGTGGACTTGACCTTTCCTCTACTACAGATATAACGGCATTTGTGCTTGTCTTTCCGCCAACGGAAGAGGATGAGCATTATTACATTTTGCCTTACTTTTGGTTGCCGGAAGAAACATTGCCTTTAAGAGTTCGCCGTGACCACGTTCCCTACGATGTATGGGAACGGCAGGGATACCTAAAAACTACGGAGGGCAATGTTGTCCATTATGGTTTTATCGAAAACTTCATTGATGAACTGGGGCAGAAATTCCACATCAAAGAAATTGCATTTGACCGTTGGGGTGCCGTGCAGATGTCACAGAACCTTGAGGGACTGGGTTTTACAATGGTACAATTTGGACAAGGATATAAAGACATGAGTCCACCTACCAAGGAATTGATGAAACTGACCCTGGAACAGACCCTTGCCCACAATGGACACCCTGTTTTAAGGTGGATGATGGACAATATTTTCATTCGCCGTGACCCTGCCGGAAACATCAAGCCGGACAAAGAAAAATCCACAGAGAAAATTGACGGTGCTGTTGCCATGATTATGGCTCTTGACCGTGCAATTCGATGTGGATGTGTTTCTGAGGAGTCTGTTTATGATTCGAGGGAGATGCTGGTGTTGTAGGATTGACATTTTTTTAAATCTATGGTAAACTGATATTGAGGTAATGACTATGGAAAGAATAAAAAAAGTTAATACTAAACTTAAAGTTATAACTAGTAATGGAGTTTACAATGGTAATCAGTCTAATAGATCAAGTCTTCAAATTAAATGGGGATCACCTTCGCCTAAAAAGACGGCTGTTGCTATTGGAATCAACCCAAGCAAAGCGAACGATAACTGTAGCGATAAAACTATAACTACACTTTCAAGGTTTTTGGATGCTTACGGCTTTACTGAATTAACTATGCTTAATTTGTTTCAGTCGTATTCAACGACTCAATCCGGTATTGATACTTCTAGTACAACTGATTTTAATAAGTATCAGATGCTTTTTTCTCAAACTGATGCGATAATTATAGTTTGGGGTATGGGAAATGAGTATACTACTGAGAAGAGTAAAGCATTGAAAGTTTTAAAGAAGTATGAGCGTAAACTTTTTTGCATTAAAAAAGATGAAAAGTACCCATTACACCCTAGCAGAATACATTACAATTGTTCGTCGTTGGTAAAATGTTCTGTAGGTAACACCATAATATCATAATTATATTGCTGAGATTTTTAGCTATATTTACTGGTTATATATTCAGGAGACTTATATGAATGATCTTATTAAAGGAGTTCGAAAATTTCAACCATTACGACCATGGATAAAAGGAAATTGTAGTATTACACCAAGACATTTTTATTCACAGTATACACCAGACTTGTTAGGTCGCCTATATTTGTCATTAGATGTTATTGTTCCGCTACATGAAGCCGATACTGTTTCAACGGGTAATACTAAGGAGTCTTGGAAACTTAATCGGGAATATATAAAAAAAGCACTTAGGATTTTAGTAATTGACGAAGAAAACTGCGATATGGAATTGGCAGAAGATGAAAAGGAGGAGGTACTTGAAAAATTAGGTGAACCGCCGTATAGCTGTTACAATCTCTATTTTATTACGATAAAAAATGATGAGGAAGAAAGAATAGTATATATTGGACAAACCAACGGTACAAAATCCAGATTTATTTGTGGACATCATGCCGCTTTAAAACTTCATGCTCCTCAATATAGTAGATATCAGAAATACGTTTACTTTGGAACTATAACCTTCACTTCTACAGACAATAAGTATCTTCCTACGGAATGCTTAGAAACTACTGGGCAGATAAAACACCTTCTAAATGACATAGAAAGAATACTGATATACGAATTTAAACCTGAATTAAACACTCAAAAATATGAGTACAAATTTATAGATCAACCGAAAATTCAGATAGAAAACCATACCGGGGTTTCAGATTTTTTGGATTTTTATGTAATTGATTGGACTCCATAACGCCACACAAAAGCAAAGAAAGGTGATTTTATGAACATTTTCAGCGGACTATTCAAGTCCAGAGATAAGCCTCAAAACAGTTATGACAGCCTGTCATATACATACTTTTTCGGCAGAAGCAATGCAGGAAAAAGAGTCACCGACAGAACAGCCCTGCAGCATATTGCGGTTTATGCCTGCGTGAGGGTTTTGTCGGAGGCTATCGCACAATTACCGCTTCATGTATACAAATACAACGATAATGGAAAAGAGCGAGTGCCGCAGCATCCGCTCTATTTTTTACTCCACGATCAGCCAAATTCCGAAATGACTTCTTTTGTTTTCCGAGAAACCTTGATGTCCCACCTTCTGATTTACGGCAATGCCTACGCACAGATTATCCGAAATGGCAGAGGCGATGTTTTGGGACTGTATCCTCTGATGCCAGATAAGATAAAAGTTGACCGTGATGAGAAAAACCGTCTGATATACATTTACAGCCGTTATGATGAAGCAAATCCGAACTTGAAAGAACAAGGCGATATCGTTCTTTACGCTGATGAAGTTCTCCATATTCCGGGACTTGGATATGATGGTCTGGTGGGATATTCGCCGATTGCACTTGCGAAAAATGCAATCGGTATTTCTATCGCCTGTGAGGATTATGGGGCATCGTTTTTCGGAAACAACGCAAATCCAAGCGGTGTGTTAGAACATCCGGGAGTAATCAAAAATCCCGATAAATTAAGAGATGCATGGCACAGAGCCTATGGTGGCAGAAATGCACATAAAGTTGCTGTTCTGGAAGAAGGCGTAAAGTTTACGCCGATCTCAATTCCGAACAATGAGGCTCAGTTTCTGGAAACCCGTAAATTTCAGATCGAAGAAATTGCAAGAATGTACAGAGTGCCGCTCCATATGATCGGTGACTTAGACCATGCTACATTTTCCAATGTGGAACATCTCTCTTTGGATTTCGTGAAATACAGCCTTGACCCATGGATTGTTCGCTGGGAACAGGGACTACAAAAGGCATTGCTTTCCGATTCAGAGAAAGGCAAGTATTTCATCAAATTCAATGTGGACGGATTACTTCGTGGCGATTATGCATCAAGAATGCAGGGATATGCAACAGCAAGACAGAACGGCTGGATGTCCGCCAATGATATTCGTGAATTGGAAGATATGAATATGATTCCTGATGAAGAAGGAGGGAATCTGTACTTGTGTAACGGTTCGATGAGCCGCCTTTGTGATGCAGGAATTGCGTATGCAGATAAAAAGGAGGAATCAGAAAATGGATAAATTCTGGAACTTTATCAAAAATGAAGAGACAGAAGAAACCGAATTATACTTTGAAGGCCCCATTTCCACAGAAAGCTGGCTGGGTGATGAGATCACACCTGCCTTGTTCCGTGATGAACTGGCAAAGGTCAGCGGTGATCTGACTGTCTGGATCAACAGCCCCGGTGGGGATTGCATCTCATCAAGTCAGATCTATACCATGCTGAAAAATCATAAAAGCAAAGTTACCGTAAAAATTGACGGCATTGCTGCCTCTGCTGCTTCCGTGGTAGCAATGGCAGGTGATGAAACATGGATCAGTCCCACCGGATATCTGATGATCCATAATCCTATGACTTGTGCTTCCGGAAATAAGGCAGATATGGAAAAAGCCATTGCCTTGCTGGACGAGATCAAGGAAGGCATCATCAACGCCTATGAGGAGAAAACACATCTCAGCAGAAGTAAAATTGCAAAGATGATGGACGAGGAAACATGGATCAATGCGAAAAAGGCAAAACAGCTTGGTTTTGTAGACGGAATTCTGTTTTCCAAAAAAGAAACAGAGGAAAAAGAACCTGACAAAGATGAACCGGAAGAAGAGCCTGATGAGAAGCAGAAACCGAAAAAAGCACCGGAATCTATGCTATATTCCACATCAGCGACCAATGCATCTTTGCTGCAGAAAATATCTGCAGCAACGCCAACAGGTGTACCGATCAATCAGCTTGAAAAAAGACTGGCACTTTTGAAATACTAAGGAGGATTTTATTATGACAATGACAATTCAGGAACTGAGAGAAAAGAGAAACAAGGCTTGGAACGAAGCAAGAAATTTTCTGGATTCCAAGCGTACTGAAAGCGGTGTCCTTTCTGAAGAGGATTCCGCTGCTTATGATGCAATGGAAAAGACCATTGTTGACCTTGGCAAGGAAATTCAGCGTCTGGAACGACAGGCTGAAATTGAGGCTGAGATGAACAAGGCAACTTCTGACCCTGTTCTCGGTAAGCCTGCAGCACCGACTGTTACTGAAAAGACAGGCACAGCCAGCGATGCCTATAAAACAGCATTCTGGAACAGCGTCAGAAACAGAAATTATATCGATGTCCGTAATGATTTACAGGTTGGCACAGATACAGAGGGCGGCTATCTTGTGCCAGACGAGTACGAAAAGAAGCTCATTTCTGCACTGGAAGAAGAAAACGTATTCCGTCCTCTTGCTACCAAAATCCAGACATCCAGCGGTGACAGAAAGATTCCTGTAATCACGCAGAAGGGTGAGGCATCGTGGATGGAGGAAGAAGAGGCATATTCTCTCTCCGACGATGCCTTTGGTCAGATCGCACTTTCCGCTTACAAGGTAGGTACAGCAATCAAGATCTCGGAAGAACTCCTCAACGACAGCGTTTTTGATCTGCCATCCTATATTGCAAAAGAATTTGCAAGAAGAATCGGTTCTAAGGAAGAAGAAGCGTTTCTGATTGGCGACGGTAAAGGTAAGCCGACCGGTATTTTTGCTTCTGTCGGCGGTGCGGAAGATGGTGCAACGACCTCTACTGCAAACATTTCTTTTGACGATATGATCGAACTTTTCTACTCTGTCAAGTCGCCTTACCGAAAGAAAGCAGTATGGGTGCTGAATGAACAGACAGTAAAGGTACTCCGCAAATTGAAGGACAACACAGGAAACTATATCTGGCAGCCCGCCGTCAGCAGCGGACTTCCTGATACCATTCTCAATCGTCCATATGTGACTTCTGTATATGCTCCTGTTTCTGCGGCAGGTGCAAAGCCGATCGCATTTGGTGACCTCTCCTATTATTGGATCGCCGACCGTCAGGGCAGAAGCCTGAAACGTTTGAATGAACTCTTTGCCATGAACGGACAGGTCGGTTTCCTTGCCTCTCAGCGTGTAGACGGCAAGCTCATTCTTCCGGAAGCCGTCAAGACACTTACCATCAAAAAGGCGTGATATTATGATCACGCTGAAAGAGGCAAAAAACTATCTCAGGGTAGATTACGAAGAAGATGATAAACTGATTCAGAATCTTCTTTTTACGGCAAAGAATCTGGTTATGGACGTTGGCAGAATGGACGAATCGGAACTTGCTGAAAATGAAGATACCGTGCGGACAGCAATGCTTTTCGCACTGGGGTATCTTTATGAAAACAGAAGTTCTCCGGATTATCAGAAACTGACCCTAAATCTTCGTTCAATTTTGTTTGCACAGAGAGAGGGTGTGATGTAATGGAAATTGGAAACCTGAATCAGAGAATCACAATACTTGAACATCGAACGGTTGTTGATGAGATCGGCAACCATACTACAAAATGGGAAGAAATATTCTCCCTATGGGCAAAGGTAACTGTAAAGACGGCAACGGAAACCACGGATGCAGGGATAACCAAAGAGGTGCAAAAACTGGAGTTTCTGGTTCGACAGAGTCCTGCATCGCTGAACATCAACAGCACCAATTTTCGCATTCTTTTCCGAAACAG